TGAATCCTAAATCTCCTTATGCTGGGTGCCGAAAGGTGACAAGGGCGCGATGAAGCATGAGTTGAGGCACTGCCAGGGCATGGCGGATAGGTGGTATTAATATGAAATACGGCGACCAAGTATACGTTTGGAACGGAGAAAAGACAGCTACGCACTTGCAAGATTATAATACTTGCCGACCAGACAAAGTTCATCGGCCTGGAGATATTTGGATGTTCATTCAGTATATTGATGATACCCTGGCTAAGCACTTAGCGGATAATAGGGCCCGATATATTTGTATACGAACAAAATCAAGAAGCGGTGGAAATGTTGTAGGAGTTCCAGTACTCTGGGAACATGCCGAAAAAATAACAAAAGGAGAAATAGGATGATGCGGAGAGCAGAGAACGAGGCAATGAAGACCGTAGGACTAGCATGGTTGGTTGCTATTATAGCTGGATGTTTTGTTCTTGGTGGGTGTACTATTAAGACTGCTGAGTATAATTTTAATCAGGGTGTGCCAGATAAAGCTACGCAGCAAGTAGCGCAGGCAAAAGGTTTGACTGGCCCATCAGATATTGGTGGTGGATGTGGAAACACCATCGTTATTGTCGAGGAAACCAAGCAGGATTCTGAAGCTGCTGCTAGTACTCAAGGTGCAAGTGCTGCAACAGGGGCTATGAAGGATGTAATCAGTAAGCTGACAAACGATCTGCGACAGACTGATAGCAATAACCCGACAACTACAACCACGACTACAACAAATCCGATTACACCAGTCACTCCGATTACACCAGTCACTCCGACTACACCTGAGCCTACTGCGCCACTACCTGGTCAAGGCGAATTTGAGGAGATTGAATAATGCCTACTTGTCCAAAATGCGGAAACGTTTTCACTGAGCAGCCGATACTTTCTGGAAAGCCATTCCCTCATAAAGTAACCTGGGAACTTGATAGTGATCAGGGTAACGGTTCTGCGTGTATCTTGTTTAGAACTTTACAGGATGCTGACATTATTGCTGTTACAGTAAATGGTGAAAAAGCCAGAAAAGGTATTCCTTATAAAGGTTGTCCGGTTTTCTTGATGAGTAAGCCTGGAGGTAGTTATAAAAATCCTCTGATTATGGCTATTACAATGTCTGATAATGTAACTTATGCTTATGTTGCCAATGCTTCCGGTGGAGGAACAGGTGGTGGAGGCGGTGGTACAGGTAATTATCTTCACAAGGCTACGTACGATTCATATGGAGTTCGGAATGGTAGACAGGCATGGAGGATTGATAAGCGGGGCGATAGTTTAGGTCCAGGCCCTGTGAAGTTTACTTTCTCTTCTGGAAAAACCTTTACAGTGAAATCAACTGCGAAAAATTGTCGCGATCAAGAATCAACTTGTAGCAGAAACAGCAAGTCACCTATGTACGGATTTGTTTTTAAGCCCGGAAACGGGCGACCGAACGGCGAAGGAGATAGCGATATTGGTACGAGCCATGGTGGAATATATCTACATGCCCCACATGGAGACAGTAGTAAGCAAGTAATTATGGAATGGTAAAGTGATTATCTGTGAGTACTGTTTAGCTGAATTTCATGGTAGAACATTTTGTCCAGGGTGTGGAGTGAGTATCTTGGAGACACGAACTATAGCAGATGAAAGTTTACTGATGATAACAATGCGTGGTGTTAAAGACAGATACGCGCAGTGTGAAGAGTTGTTTTGTTTTGCTTATGATATTATGGGAAAGCTACCAGATATATGGTGTCCGCACTTTCAGCAGATTAATGGAAAGAAGACTTGTGATAATTGTGGTACTACTAACAAAGAGGTGAGTAGATGAATCTGAAGTTCATGACAGATGTATTTAGGGTAGGTCAGCAAGTTAGAAACCCCGAGACGTGGAAAAATGCCGGCACAATGTTTGCTACGGTAACAGGGCTTCTAGGTATTGCATTTGCAGCTTTACGACACTTCGGGTATATTACGGTTGAACTTACTGCTGCAGATGCGGAAGTAATAGCTGGAATCTTAATATCTCTCGGAAGTCTTTTCCATATTATCTGGACAAAAATAACGAGCAAAAAAGTTGGAGTTCCTGGATTAGATAAGGCCGAGCCCACAAGACCTGTTAAAGCTGAAGAACTTGAAAGACCATCCACACCTGGTCAAAGTGAGGTGCTGCGTGGTTGAAGATGAACCTGAAAAAGAGGGAAATTTAAAAGGTTGCAGTTTCTCTGAAGACGGAGTATGTAAGCTACACGGCGTAGAAGTTGAGCGTAGAGTTAAGTCAGTTGCGATTCAGAATTGGCTTCTTGGGTGGTCAGTTCTCGTTATGGTGTTTGTCGGTGGGGCTTATATCTATACCCGGGAAGTGAAGAATGATATAAATATTCGTCATGCATATGATACTAATTCAGCCAATACAAGTATCAAAGAACTAGCAAAACAAGTTGAGGCTCTTATGAATGGCCAGACTAGAACAGAAGAAAGATATGAGTCCTTGCTACGTGCCATAACAGACATGAATGCTAATATATCAGCACTCATGTATTTGCAGTTTGAAAAAGCTGATGCTAAGTCGAAAGGCAAATAAGGTCATCCGGTGATAGTACCACAAATTTAATCATGGAGCCATCGTGGCTGAGAAACCTAGAGACTACAAAAGAGAGTACGCATTGTACCACGGCAAGCCTGAGCGCCCGCCGTGACGAGCTCAGCGAAACAAGTCACGGCGGGCCTTAGCTAAACAGGGTTTAGTTCACAAAGGCGATGGCAAAGATTGTCATCATCGCGACAATAATCCCTTTAACCAAGGCCGGTCTAATCTGGCTATAATATCTAAGTCTAAGAATAGGAGTATGAAATGACGGTAAGAGACTGGTTTAAGAAGAAAGGAAGCACTGCAGAAAAGAAACCCGTAACTAAACCTGTACAGGTGAAAGACAAGACGTCTACTACGATTAAAGGTGCCGTGAAGAATATCACGGATCGGAAACGTATGCTTGACGAAGCAGCTGGAATGTAACTCCTGGTCACCTCCTACGGACCTTTATAATACCCTTTCTTAAAGTGTACATTTGACTATAGCCGATCGAAATAAAAAAGTGTATAAACGTATTCGAGACTTTCGAAGAGTCAACCTCGATATGTTTATACACTTTTTATTTAGCTTCTAGAGGCCTAATCTGAGTTATATTTCAACTCGGTTAATGAGATACTTAATCTGCTCCAGGGTAACATGCATTTCATTTAAGGGCTCCGCGGTGCTTCTAAAGTACTCAGAACTTGGCGCAAAAAATGGTGGCGACGCTTCAGAGCATACTCGAGGATCTTCAACGATCAAGCAGCTTACGCGGGCCTGCACGAGGTCACGAATTTCAAAAATAAATCCACGCATCTCATTTAACTTACGTACAAACTGCGCGCCTTCAGTATCTTTAGGATTTAACATTGGTCTACCTGCTTCTAACATACCATTCTCCTAGTAGCTCAGGTTCAATAAATACTACGGTTAGTTTTGCGTCCTCAATTAACTCAACAACAAACTCTTGATTCCATGATGACTCAGGGTCTATTGGTAGAGTCACTATAGTCTTGATCCTCCCATTTTGAATTATGTTTCCGAGACACTGCGTACACGGTAAGCAGGGATAGATATAAATAGTATCCCCTATACCGTCAGCAGAAATAAGACAGTTCACTTCAGCATGAACCATCAACAAGTTCTTCAGCTCTTTATCAGCCAATCTATATGGCGTGTCCTCTATACCTGTAGGAAACCCATTATAGCCAACGCCTCGTATTCTATGACCCTCGGTGATGACTGCTCCGACTTTCTTATTGGGGTCCTTTGACCAGAGAGATACATGCCGAGCGAGCTGAAGATATCGGACCCTCCATTTATCAATTTGCATATCAGTCTACTCGCATCATCGCTTCAAGCTCATCAATATCCTTCTGGGTAAGTCCTTCACCAGTCTCCGCAGCTTTCAGAAACGTAAATAACTTGGTCTTCCAGTCAAGATCTCGGTTATCCCAGTCAAGGAATAATCTAACTGCTTGCATAGGTGGAAGCCAGTATCCCTTCCTGGAGTACTTCATACATCGCAGAGTAGAGGATACCGGACAATGTATATTCTTTAACCGCAGGATTCTACGCGGCTCATCGTGCTCGAAGTCCGCGTCAACTAACGCAGACTCTGCGGTCACTAACCCGCAGCGTACCACAGTAAAGTCAAAGTTTTCCAAGATATCCATCAAACTGCCAGTAGCGACGATTTTGCCCTCTTTTACTGGTTTAATAATCTGGATAACTGGCGTCTGAAACAGAGGACTCTCTGGGTCATCCACTTTTTTAAACGTTACAGCCATTGTGTTTTCGTGGACTACGGAGACATTGTACTTCTTTTCCATCAACTCACGGAACTTGGTGAAGCTATCCTCATCTGGAAAATAAACATCGACATCGCCCGCGCGTTCTACGGACTTACTAGTTGAGCACATATACCGCACGTACCCTCCGCAGATAAGCCCGCCATACTCGCGTACAAGTGTAAACAACGTAGATATCTCAGTAAAGCCGCGGTAGACTTTGCTCGGTACAAAACCATCTTTTGATATATACGAGGGTTTCTTCTTTTCTTCCAAGTCGGTAGCATCGTCGATAAGATCTTCCATAGTTAATCTCCTATTCCAGTTGTTTGTTTTAAATAATCCAGTAGAGCGTTCTGCCCTTTCAATTTCATCTGCAGTGCTTTCATAATCTTCTCATCCACGGTACCCTTAGCAACAAGATGATGAAATATACAGACGTGCTTCTGGCCTTGTCTCTCTATCCTGGCATTTAATTGCAGGTAATGTTCTAAACTCCACGGCAACGCGTACCATACCAAGAGGTGTGACCCCATTTGAAGGTTGACACTGTGCGATAGTGAGGCCGGATGACATATTAAGAGGGGCACCTCACCTCTGTTCCACGCATCAACAATGGCCTTGAACTCTTCAATTTTAGATCCACCCACAATAGCCGGTGTTCCAGGGAATGCTTTAAGAAGCATGTCCAGCTCAAACCTAAACTGGATAGCACAAAGTATTCCCTGGCCATTAGCCTCTTCAACCAGGGATTTTAGTATCTCGAGCTTCTCTGTGTGGATAACTTCATAGTTCCGTTTCTCATCAATGTATAGTCCTCCCTGGATAACTTGCCTGAGCTTCATAGACAAGGACGCTGCGAAGTTAGCGGTAACCGTCGTCTCTTCACTCAGCTTAAGCATTAACTCTTTCTCAAAGGTCTTGATCTTCTGCATCACCGGAGCGGAGAGCTTGACACTTATGATATTGTCAACCCGTCCAGGCATGGTCAGATAATCTGCCGCTTCGAGTCTGAATGTTATATCGGACACGCGCTTATGAATCTCTACTTCGTGTGCGGGTGACTGCAGCTCCCAGCAAAAGATGCTATACGGTTTTTGCCGAAAGAATGTTTTACGGTACGTAGTGATGTCTTTACCAAGCCTCTTGCCTCCGTCAAGAAGATAATATTGGGACCATAGATCGAGTAACGAGTTAGGCGCAGGTGTGCCACTCAAAATCAAGATAAACTCTCTACATAAGTCCTTGATGTGCTTCAAGGACTTAAACCGCTTTGTAGCATGACTCTTGACCATGGAACCCTCGTCAAGAATCATCGCCTTAAACGGCAAAGGCCTCTTAGCTTTAAACATCCGCTTTAGTTCTTCAAAGAGCCACTGTATGCCATCAAAGTTAATGATATACAGATCAGAGATTCCTGTAAACTTCTTACTAGGACCATGTAGTACTTGATACGTCAACTCGGGCGTCCACTTCTCGATCTCATCTGGCCAAGTAGTCTTTACAGCTCGTAGCGGCGCAATAACCAGGGTGGGTACCCGTACTTCCCGCACCACTTCTAAAGATATCCGCGTCTTACCTAACCCCATATCGATCATTTGATACACAAATCTACGAGCTAAACAGAACGCTATTGCCCGATCTTGATATGCGTGTAATGGTGGGGTCGTCATACGTTTCCCTTTTTATCCCAAGGGCCTCTATTACTGCACTGCTCTGAAGCCGTACTAAACTTACAGTTCGTCGGGGAATAGTCTGCGTCATTATCTATTCGGTCTATAGATAAACCTTCAACGTAGTTATCGTCATACCACTTATAAAAGCTATATGAGTCTTTTAGCCATTCCACACAGATGCCTATACCTCGGTCACCGTAGTATTTAAAATCTCGGTTAGCATAATTATGACACCGCGTTTTCATATTCTTTAATGCGGTTACGCCTTCACGGTGCTTAATTACATATCTATTAGGTGATAAGCCCCTTTTACAGCCGCAGCTTACAGATTTTCCGCTTGATAAACTAGCGCGGGCTATATATTTTGTAACTCCACACGAGCACTGACAATTCCAGTACGTAACACCGCGTCTAGCTTCATAAGGCCCTATTACTGTTAGGTCCCCGAATACCGACCCGGTTAGATCAATAAAATTATGTGCTACTCGCATAAACCTCCTTTAGTATTTAAATACCGGCTTTTGTACCCGTAAGGTACTCAAGTATCATTTGGTCCTCCTGCTCTTGAAACCACTTAGCAAGCTGGTCTTTCGCGAGCTCACGATAATTAACGTATACCTGAGCGGGTATAAACTCTTCGATAAACGCAGCTGACGGTAGCAGCGTACTAGCTACCGCAGTCGCGAATAAAGACTTCATGAAGTTCCGTCTACTAAGAGTGCTCACTCATCCTCCCTTGATATGCCCGGAAACCACGCGTCATCATAATCAAGATCCTCTTCGTCGAGGTCTTCATCGTCGTCGTCATCGTCTTCATCATCGTACGGCGTCATAGTGTCAAGTCTATGCTGACCCTCTGCCGCCGCATCTTTATATTTCGGTCTCATGATTAGAGTCCTCCTTAACAGACATAGTACGTGGCTTACGTGGTCACGTAGGTAGTACCAGAATTTTATCTGGCTTAGTAGTACCGGCCCAGCGATCACAAGTTATATGACAATCATGCTGAGCTTCATTACATCCACAGTATAATATCATTAGCGCCACCTCCAAGTAGTTCGTTTATTACAGTGTTGTACCGCAGGACAGTATCATAGCTGGTGCTACTCTCCTGAGTAGCACCAGCTATGTATACCAAAGAAACATTTTACTTTTTGTATGAGGCCAGGCATATCAATCTCCCTCAGGTACAGAGTCTTTAGCCTCAAACCATACACCACGAGACCCACAGTAGGCCTCGCTAAATCGCATATCCTTGGCGTCCTTATTATTAGTGAACACATGGCCGGAGATTAGGTCACTATGTCCTCTTGATTGCTGACAGGACCCAAACTCCACTCGATAATGTTTACATCTTCTGCAGGCGGGTATCATTTACACTCTCCTTTCTTAAAGTGTATAATTGCTCTATACGAGACAATTATTTTGTCTAGATAAACGTATTCGAAGCGTATGAAAATCAGGCCGGCCTATGTTTATACACTTTCTAGAACATGAATAGGAGCCTTGTTTCGACAGTTTGAACAAACCTGTACGTCGTCTATCCGCTCAACTCTTATATGTAATCCCAGATTCTCAAAGAGTGCTCGAATCTTTACAGCGTGTGCGTCACAGCAAAATATAGCTCGAGTTGGTGTATGCGCAATAAAGTACGCAGGATATTTGTTGCTCATTTATCTACCCGGATGGTCTTGAGTCTTGGATGACGAAGAGAACCATCCGGAGTCTCTTCGTGGTAAAGGGTCTCCGCAGTCTTACCGAGATACTCACTTTGGTTAGCCCAAATAGCATCTCGGAGGACATCGCTAAACCCGCCACCTACTTTAACAGCGGTACCATTATGGTCAACGATGATACCGCCTAACGAGCCGACGTACTTGCCTTGGCCTTCGAAAAAACCAATGATGGGTAAATCTTTGGATAGCACATTCTTCAACTTTAACCAGTCTGAGGAACGCTTGGTTTGGTATATATGATTTGGTGTCTTTAATACAAGGCCTTCATAACCATTGTCTAAGGCTTTCTGAAACGTAGCAGCGACCTTGTCTTTGTCCTTAACCAGGATATGTTTAACGAACCCGATATGAGGCTCAGGAAGATGGGACTTGATATTCTCGAGCTGTGACAAACGTATATGAAAGGGGTCTTGTGTAAATGGAACGTCGAAGATATTATAGACCGCGGTAGGACTGTCCGCGAAAGACCGGAGCGCACCGCTCGATGTTTGGAAATGCTCGCCAGGTACCATCAGCTCACCATCAAAAGGCCAATTGATTCGAGATAGTGCGTCAGTGATATGGCCTACACCCTGGATAACGTGACCATTACGTGTATACAGCTTACCGTCTTTATGAATGGCGCGGAGGCCGTCAAGCTTCAATGACATATAAAGACCAGATGCAGGCATCTGCCCGTCGTAAGTCTTGGCTAGCATAGTTCCAAAGACACTTATCAAACCTGGTATGGCCTTGTTGATAGTAGTCACACTGATTCCAGCTCGCAGATCCTTAAGAAGGATTTTCTTAAAGAGCTCGCCATGCGGTTTGTCTAATTGACTAATATATGATTCGACTTCCTGTTTGGCCGCATTGCCAGACAGCACGCCATTTCTGAGCCTCTCCAAGAGAAGAAATGCGTAATCCGTAGTCCGTTCATAATACAGATTACCTTTAGGTCTACACTCGAATTGTTTAATACCGTACATCCAGAGAGGCTCGTACGTGTATCTCAGTACGCATTTACAAAGACTGTCAGCTTGCCTAAGTACCGCAATCTTGGCGTTAGTACCGGAGACTTGTTCTAGCTGCTTAAAGTAGTCAACGACACGCATTTTATTTGCTCCTTTATAGATTGAATAAAGAGGTCTACTCCGGCCTTAGTATCGATCACCTCGACACGGAATCCCATTTTGCGTATTATGTCTATAGTATACTGCTGAAGCTTTGTAGGCTTCTTACCCTCTGACTTAACCTCCACTAGAGCGAAGATACCAGGGCTGAATAAGCATATGCGGTCAGGCACGCCACGGTTAGCCAGAGAGGACCACTTAAAGCTTAAGCCAAAAATCTTTTTAATTTCAAGGGTTAAGTACCGCTCAGTTGCTTTCTCCGACTCGGACATCTGTAGAATCCTCCACGAGTAGAGGTTTCTTGGTACTTGTGAGCATGTGATTCCACGCACGGATTTCCTCGAGCTCGCGCTTCCGCCGCACTGAGTTATAGTGTGCGTAAATCCTCTGGATAATGTAATACCGTTGCCGCGTGTTAAGCTCAATGTAAAGGAGCTTAAGAATGTGGTCTTCATTCTTGGACTCGTACAAGTCCTTTGCTACATTAACCCAGTGACTCATATTACGAGCTGCTCGGTTAACTTGTTCCTTGGTCAATCCTACGTCCGCTGCGATCATTTGGTCTCCTATTTCTTGTAACGTTGTCCTATCCACCCTTTAGCTTGTAACTGCGCGTCAGGGCACCATTCAATATTACACAGATGACGATTAAAAGTATCCATCGTTGTATCAGTGATATCTTCGTTTTTAATTATCCCCATAGCTTCATCATGCACACTTGCCACTAACTCTACTTCAGGCATAAAGTCTCTGATGTTCTGCATTCCCTGTCCCATTACTTCTCTGGCAGAGCCTTGAGTCGCGTTCTCAGTTATACGGCCGGGGGTTAATCTTAAACGTACCCACTTTTTGGTGTAAGGATCTGTACCCATGTGGGTGACTGTAGGTACTGGTCCCATGTATTCGTAATCAGGGATAAGAAAATCTTTAACCTGCGGTTTCATGTAGTAGATACATTTACCGGAGGGTAACTTCATCGCTAGCCAGAGGATACCGTTAACCTTGGCTAAGCCGAAGGTAATCCTTTTATATGTACTCTGTTGACCAGAGATGACCGTACGAGCTGCGGCGTTCTTAAGTCCTGACCACAGCTCTTCGATCAGGAAGTACTTGGCGCGGTAAGACTTAATAGCGATGCTTGACTCATCTAGGGAAACCTCCATGCCAAACTGAACTTTAGCGGTCTCTTTAAACTTCTTAGCACCCATTTGGTAACCCGCCCCGAGGACGATTACCTTACCCATTTGGCGTTGTGCCGCACAAACTGGGTCTTCAGCTTTATAGCCTTCATAAATATCTTTATAAGACTTGTTATACCGAGCAGCAGCCATTGTAATATACTGGTCAATGCCGTTCTTAAAATCGTTGAGAGTCTCGTAGTCTTCTGCCAGCCACGCAAGGATTCTGTTTTCAATACCCGAGTAGTCTGAGACGATGAGGGAGCAGCCGTTCGGTGCTTTGATCATAGGCCGTATTAAAGCCTTTGCTGTGCCAATCGGATTTTCAATCATATTACCGCCTCCAGAAACTCTTGTATGCGCTCTTCAGGATTAGGGACTGATGCTCTAGGTAAGTTATGAACCTGGAATCCTCGGCCCGCCCATCTACCAGGGCCTGCGCCATGGAACTGTACATTGTCATGTACCCAGTATTGATCACCAACTTTACGTGCTTGAGCTGCAAGCTTTGTGAACTTAGCAGTCGAGGATCGTCCAAGCTCTTGCCGCATCTCAAGAACCTCTCGAACATTCTCTGGACAACTAGGATCGTCAAGACCTGCTTGTACAGCAGCGGCATCAAGAGTATCCATAGGAAATCCGTTTTCACCGCACCATGCTTTAATCTTCTCTAACTGGCCAAGTGTCTTAAACGCGCCACCGCTCTTCTCAGGAACACACTCAAGGGCTTTAAGGACATATGTACCCAGATAGTCACGAATAGCTACGATGGCTTTGTAGTCTATGGGCAGCCCGGTTGTATTCATCTCGTACGTAAGTTCCCAAAGTCTCTGCTCCTTGGGAATAAGAACCTTACGAGGCAGAGTGTAGACAATCTCACGCATAGCCTCGATGTCACGTTTGCAGTACTCATAAAGCCGGCCGAAGTGTACACCATTAACACCCCAAGGTGTAGGTTGAACCCCTGACTTGGTAGGTACACAGCAGAGCTTTATGAGCTTGAGGCCGTCAGCGCTCTTAGGCATAGAGATACCAAGAGCTTCACCTGCGTTATGAAGACTAGCAGGTACGCCAAATGTTTGGCACAGCGCCATCGAATCTATAACCTGACCAAGTGATAGTCGTGGCCAGCACAGCTGCTCGTGGCCGATGAAGTTCCAGATTCTATAGTCAAATGTGGCATTGTGCGCATACACGGGTTGACCAGAGAGTACGTGCTCAATTATATCTGGGTGAAGCTCATCTGCAGGAGTGAATACCGACACTGGTTCTTTGTCAAAGGCGTAGCCCATGCAGACGATCTGAGTTGACGGATGCGTGGCATAGTTCATGCCACCACGTTTCTTAATATCCACGGCTGAATATGTTTCAAAGTCTACGAAGAGGTCACTCACTGTTTCTTCCTCCAGCGGTCTAAATATTCCATGAAGCAATTTCTGTTGGCTTTTCACCTTGAACAACAATAGTCTCAAACATCAGCGCATCACAGATATACTGCATGCATGTTCCAATAGTTTTGAATTCTACTACTGGATATGGCTTCTGTCTTTCATCCATAGCTTTATATTTTCCAGGGCCCCCGCGTATTCTAAAGGCGCGGCCTTCTCTAATATAGATGTCCCAATGCCCGGGATTACGATGAATGACTTCGAAACTTAGGGGTGTAGTATTCATATCTTTTTCTCCGGCTTATTAGAAATTTCCATCCCATGTTGAAGTGCTTCAATATATACCACGCAGAAAACTTTCCATAATGGATGTATTTGAATATGCTTGTCTACTTGTGGTCCTACTAATTTCCATACTTCTTCCATGTGAATTTCATCCGGGATTTTATCCCATGAATTAATTGGATAATGAGGTACTTTACATGGGCCTATATTTACATGGGTACCTTCTAAAGCTTTTTTCTGAGCTTTTTGATCTTTATCAAAGCCTAGCTTATTCATATCTTTCCCTCTCGTTTAAGTCTAAACCAGATTAACGCCAGACTGTTCCAGCAAATCGCAACATCGTGTGGCATACCAGACTCTGGGTCAATGTTAAACCGGCCCTCGTTAATATGTCGCCAAAAGCCGTCGAGGTACCGTTGCTCTGCGTCCTCAACAAGCATCCATGACCCTCGGTTATACTTGCCGAAAGGCTTGTTATTCATAGACCCGAGCTTGGCCACCTCTTTAAGTGCGGGTAGAAAATCCTCAAGGACTCCGGCCATATACTTACCCTGGTCGAGCTTGTTTTCGTCAGGCGGCATAAAGTCTTTATATGTGTCGTCAAGAGCTGGAAAAATTTTATTAACCGTAGTAGGTTCGGTACGCGTAGTATTACAGAATATACAGACATACTGATATTTTTTATTAACGCAGTTATACCTGTACCTGAATATTGCTTTAGGGTTATCGCAGCCCGCGCAGAAGCCAACAATATCTTCTGTACAAGACTGGTGTGGTAGCTTTTGTACTAGAGGTGGCATATTTCTCCTTTCTAAAAGTGTATATTTATTGCCATGAAAAAGGACCCTACTCTCGCAGGGCCCTTCTTATTACGGGATATTACATCAGCTGTGGGCTACTTAGAACGGTACGTCTTCTCCAAAACCACCCTGTGACAGGGCTTCGGGTTCTGTGAATCCTGCGAACGCATCCTCAGCCTTCTGACGACCGTCGAGGCGCTCACCTTCACGCACGAGCATGACATTGTTGAGACCCCAGCCGACGCCGTGGTTGCCGCTATTTGAGTAGGGATACGGATTAACATCAGCGCGGACGTAACAGCCGGCGTAGATGGCACCCTGGTCAAAGAGGGGCTTAGCATCCGGGCCTACAACACCAGGAGCAGTATTGGCAGCACAGTTGAGAAAGTAATGGCCCTCGTACTCTTTGGAAGTTTTTTCACCAGATGCTAGCTCAGCATCACCGTCGCGCAGAGGTTCGTAACGAAACTTAGGAACCTTGCCCTTCCAAAGCTTTTCTTTGCCCTGCTCGATGGCCTTATCAACGGCTTTTTTAACGGCCTCATCACCAGCTACATCCGACTTAGGAATAAGGAGGGAGCAGGAGTACTTCAAGGCGCCTGAAGGGTTGGCTTTCGGTTCAAAAAGAGCGGGAAAAGAAATTCTACATACACTTGTGATCATGATTAGTCCTTGTAATGAAGATTATTAACGTTGTTGTCCTAGTAGTAAAAAGATGCTGCACCCCTGCGAGGGACTCATGTCCGGCATTTCGGGGTTTAATCCACACAGGATTAAGAGGTGAT